GTTTCGGCATTGAAGCGCGGGCCGTACTCATTGACCCGCCGATGCCCTGCAGTCACCGTCACATCCTTGCGGGCCGGCTTGGGGTTGTAGATCAGCCGCAGGCGCAGGTCACGCGGCTGTATCGTGTGATCCCAGCCGCTGGCCACCGCCAAGTCTTTCGCCGGCACCCAGCCCCATGGCTGCGCGCTGGCTTGTGCATCGAGCCGGCCGGCAACACCCCAGCGCGCGGCCTGCTGCAGATCCCGCGTTGGCACCCGCGCCCAAGGCACGGCTGTTGCGCGGCGATCCGCTACGCCTGCGATACGCCAGCGCGCAGCGGCGCGCCGGTCGACCTGGCGCAAGGCATCCCACCCAATTGCAGACGCAGCGCGGTCGGCCGAGGCCGCACGGCCCCAGCCTCCACTGATTGAAACGCTGATCATCAGACTACCTCGACCGGCCCCGGCCCCAGTGCAATCGGCTGAAAGTAGCGGCGAGCCACAGCACGCGCAGTGCCCAGCGGCTGGGATGGGTTCTCCCCAACCGCTGCCCACCAGGCGGGCTCAACGGACGGCAGCTGGCCGGCCTGGGTGATCTCATACACCCAGCCGGTGTACTGCGTCGGGCGAATGCGCTGGCCAACCTGCACGGCCAGGTCTGCGACGAACTGCACGCCGTAGTCATCGACCGCCAGCGCATAGACATCGCCCCCAACCACCCGCAGGTCGATCTCACCGGCACCGCCAGGGGTTGGCCCGTAGCCGGCGATTCGCCACTCGCCGTCAATGGGCCGCTCCACCAGCACGACCTCACGGCTCGCCGGCACACGCTCGACGCGTACACGCGCCTCGACCTGGGCCGGGTCACCGGCCTGGCCGCCGTCGCCGCTGGTGATGTTGAAGGTATAGGTGCCTGATGCGGCGAACGTCATATACGACGCGCGCGTGCGCCTCGGTAAGGCGGGGTCAAAACCAGCAACCAACCATTCTCCCTGGTCGATCAGCGTCGCTAGATCGACTGATGCTGACTGCGTGAACTCCCCCTCAGTGCGGAAAACAAGACAGAGTTGGCCAAAGCTATCCCGGCCGCGGTAGAGCCTAAGAAACTTCTCGCCAGCAGTCACATCAGCATCTCGCAATAACCGGAAACGGAGAACTGCACGCGGAGCTGCTGGCCTGGGCAGTACCTGCACGGACATCATTGTTGCGATGGGCATTACCAGAACCCCGCATTATCCGTTACTAGGAACTCCGGTGTGTTGACGTGGGATTTCAGGCCGAGAAACCATGTACTGGCATCCCCCATAGGCAGAGCCGTCGCAAAATTGCGCACGTTCACAGCAATCGACAGGCCTAAATTCAACCCTGCCTGATACGTATGATCTGAAGCCACGTCAGGCACGATAACAACACCTCGCAGCGTTCCCGCTGAAACCCCACCACCGTAGACTCTCGCTCTCCCTACGTCGATCTCTGCCAGAACAACCGCTTCCGTGCGTGATGACGAACCTGGGATATAGAGCGCCGGCACGCTCACAGCGATGCTCGCAGCATCAACCAGAAAACCCGTTGCGGGATTGATCAGCAACGTCACACCCAAATGATTGAAGTACGCCCGGGCGGTAGCCGTGCCGGCCACGTTCTCCCCACCAACAGCCACGAAATATCCATCGCTGGTCTCACCAACATAGAACGTGCGGAAGTCATACTCAGCCAAAGCCATCTGGCTGAGATTGTGATATCCGGCACCAGCGAACACAAACGTGCGGTCGTCCGCAATCATGTACCAGCTCGAACGATCAGTATGTTGCGCTAGGAAGAACATATGGAATTTATGCGGAACTGCATTGTTAGCGGCGACACCGGAGCGCAGACCGTCGCCAGTCATAAAATTCCCAGCCATACCGTTGTAGGTCTGTGACAGCCATACTGTGCAGTATTGATTGCCTACCTCATTGTGCGTGAACCCAACGTAGCCGCTACCCGCCCCATTGCGCAAAACAATGAAGCGGTCTCCCTCATTAACCAGCACCCAGCCAGCTGCTGGCTTCGAGCCGAAACCATCAATGAGACAGGCCTTTAAAATGCGCTTGAACGCCTCCCAGCCAATGCTGCCCGCCTCGCCGAATCCATAGGTTGGCGAGCCCGGATCATCACGCCGATAAACAGTAGCCATCAGTCAGCATCCCCCCTCACTTGAAGTTCGAACTTGTCATCATCCACCGTGCCCTGCCCGCTGATGACGGTGCGGATGCACCACATCGGGCCAAGCGCCGAGTCTGTGTTGAAGCGCACCGCATTGCCAGCCGCCCAACCGGAGCCCCAGCCCTCACGGCGAATCGTGAAGTAAGGCTGTCCGGTCAGTGCGTTGATCGGCGCGCAGTCGGTGCTGGTGTTGCCTGTGGCGATCACGCCCAGGCGTTCCTCCACCACGTTGAACGCGGTAGAGCTGGTGAACACAAGCGCCCACTTACCCGCGATGCCGCCCGCGTTGGTGATGATCGGCGGATAGCTCAACTGGTTGTATTGCGCCGTCGTCGTGTTGCCGATGGGCGCATCCGTCCAGTTCGGCGCGCCCTGGCTCCACGTTTGCTGCGTGAACCAGGTGTGAATCCGCGCCTGCAGATCGCCCCAGGCCACCGCGCTCGACACCATGGCTTCGCCGGCCGGCAGTTCCCACGGCAGCGGGGAGCTGATGCCCAGCTGGCCGGTAATCTGCACCTCGGTGCACAGCGCCATGTGCTCCACGCGGTCGCGCACGATCAGCGGCAGGCCGAGTGGGTTGCCCGCCTCGTCCTGCAGCACGAGCGGGTTCGCCCAGGTCACGGTGCCCAGCTCGCGATCAGCCGTGAACGAAGCAGCGCGCAGCACCGTGCCGGCACCGTCCACCACCTCGATATCGGCCTGTTGCGCGCGGTCGAGCTGCAGCGTGCTGCCTGCAGTCGGCGATGCCACCACCGTTTCGGCAGTGTGGTGGATCACCAGCACATCGCCGTCGCGGTACACCGGCACGCGGCCATCGGCCGGCAGGCGCACCGGGTCAAGCCCCAGCAAGCCGGCATCCAGCGGCAGGCGCGTTTGTACCACTGCGTTGTAACGCAGCAGCAGCGGGATCACCGGAATGTCGCTCGCGCCGGTGTCATCGTCCGGGTCGGTGGTGAACGTCAGCCGGGTGATGCCGGTGGTTGCGTCGACGCTGCCGCGCACAATGCCGGTATTGAACTCGCCGTTGAGGTTGCTCACAGCGGTGATCACCTCGGCGGTATCCGCGCGCACTGCTGTCACCTGCATGCTGCCCGCGCGCAGGGGCGCACCTGGGGTGCGGTAGGTTGCAGCGGTCACGCTGAAGCCCACCGCTGCCGTCAGGCAGGCCAGCACGCTCACCGCGCCCGAGGCGTTGCCGCCGTAGCTGCTGAGCGTCGCGGTACGGTCGGCATAGTTCACCGTGCCCACCGCCACGCCGCCGTTGGTGTTGCTCGCCACGTCGCGGTACAGGATGCCGGAGCGGTCGCAGTACAGCCCACCGTTCCAGCTGAACAGCAGCGAACCGGGCACGATGGGTTCAGCAATGCCTGGCAGCAGCTCGACAGTGATACCGGGCTGAGCCTGGCTGGCGGTTTGCGGATCGGTGCTCACGCTGTCGGCCTGGGCTGAGTGCTCGACGGTGCCGCCGAACGATTCGCGCAGTTGCACGCTGGTGGTCACCAGCACCGGCTCGGTGTACCGCGAGGTGACGTTTTTTCTGGCGCGGTTGCTGTAGGTGTACTCGGTGTAGTCGTACAGCGCCGCCACCTGCAGCGTGACCTGGCCGGTGGTGTAGTTGATGCTGCCGGCGCGACCGCCCTGCCAGCCGCCGTTGCCGTTGTCGTTGGCCACGTTGGCGATATCGCGGTAGCCGTCGTACACCGGCAGCACGTTGCCCGCCTCGATCACCTGCCAGTTGATTGCCGGCGCCGCCTGGCGCCGGGTCGTCATCCAGTTGACGCGCACTGACCCCGGCTTGAACGGCGCACCCGGGATGGTAAAGCTGGTCATGCCGCTGCCATCGCTGGAGACGTTGAGCGCACCGCTGTTCACCGCGCCACGGTCCCATGCGTAGGCAATGCCGCCGCTCGGCGTGGCACTCAGCACCATGACCACTTCGCCCGAGGCATACGCGATAGTGCCGGTGCCCCCGGTGCCGCTCAGCACGCCCTGGCCGTTGTCGGTGAGCGTGCGCACGCTGCCAGCGGTGAAGGTGGCCGAGAACGAGCCCGGCAGCACCCCGCCTTCGGGCAGGGTGTAGCGCACCTCCAGCTTTGGCACGACGCTACCGCCCGCACGCTGGGTGATGGCGTTGTCGGCCGAGCTGACGTAGCTATAGACCAGCGAGCTGCCAACGTCCGGCAGCGCGTCGAGCGTCAGGGATACCGAGCCGGTGGCGAACGAGATGGTGCCAGCGCCCTCGCCGGTCAGCAGGCCGTCGCCCTGGTCACGCAGTTCGTACCACTTGCCCAGGGCCATGAAGCTGACGCTGAGCGTGCCGGCGCGCGGCACAGCACCCGACAGGTTCAGGGTGTACACATAGCCGCGATTGCCGAGGGTGATCTCGACTTCACCGGTAATGGTGTCGCCCGTTGCAGCCGCGCCGGGGCGATAGGTGCCGTTCGCGCTACCCGTCCAGCTGGTGCCGGTACGGGCCAGGGTGATCTCGCCGGTCTGGTAGTCCACACGGCCAGAGCTGAGCCAGTTGCTGCCGCTCACGTAGCGCAAGCCGCCCTTGCTGTCATCGGCGTAGGTGCCGCCGTTGGCCACGAGGGTCAGGGTACCCGGCGCACAGCCGGTACCGAGGAACGTGCGGGATTCGCCCGCCAGCGCGCCGGCAGCAACGGTGAGCGCGACCGAACGCGACGGCCCGGCCGGCACGTAGATCTGCCGCTGGTAGCCGCCCAGCACGTCGACCAGGGCGCTCTCTTTGGTGGTGCTCGGCACCAGCTGGCTGTAGACCGACTGCACGCGCAGGTTCAGCGCGCCCTGCGCGACGGCCTCGGCCAGCGGGCTGATGCCGTAATAACGCGCCGCATCGGCCACCTGGGTGGACAGCACGCTGGCTTTGGCCGCTCCGCTCAGCGCAGTGGGCGAGGTGCCGGCAGGCGTGACCTGGCCGCCTGGGAACTCGTTCAGCAGCGGCGCACTGATGGACAGATCCAGCCGGCGCCGGGTGAAGTTCACAAAGTTGCCGTTGCCGTAGTCGTAGGTGAACTGCTCGAGGCGGGCGTCAACGCTGGTCAGGCGCACGTATTGCGCGGCGCTGGCGGTTACCAGCTGGAACACCTCACCGATCTCCGGCACGCGCTGTTCTTCGCGCTGCACGCACGCGATGGCGCGCTGGCCGGCCAGCTGGGTGCCCAGCAACTCAAACTGCGCGGTAGTCGCGGCCGCCACGTAGCTCTCGATGGCGTTCTGCGCATCGCGGCGTTCGTCGATCTGGCTGCCGGTGTTGAACAGCAGCACGCTCACACGCGGGTCAGCCGGGGCTTTCGTGACGATGCCATGGGCGCCCAGGTAGGCGTCGGCGTTCTGCGTCATCGGCCCGCCGAACAGCTTGCGCAGGTTGATGCGGCCGGTGGTGCGGTCGAGCCGGCTGATGTCGGGGAACACGTTGTTCACTTCGCCATCGACCACGGCATTGCCGGTGGCGCGGCCGCCGCCGTCGTTTTCGTCGGTCAAGCGTTGGCTTTTCAGCACCTTTACGTCAGTTGCGGCAATGGTCATGCCATCAATCTCCAGGCAACAAAAAGCCCGCACGGGGCGGGCTGTCAGGGTTCGGGGTCAGGTTCCGGCTCAGGGTCGGGTGGTGGTGGTGGTGGTGGCGGTGCTACGGTGATCAGGCGCAGGGTGAGCTGATAGAGCCAGTCCGGGCCCGGCGCGACAGTGCGGTGTACAGGCACAGCCTGAACGACAGGCCCCGCGACGCGGTTCCACGTCACATAGTGCTGCTCGCCGCTCGGCAGCGTGAGCAAGTGCACCGCACCGCGCGCGCTGGCCATGGCCTCCAGCGCACGAACAGTGGCCAGGGTGAACCAGGCGCCGCCGTTGCTACTGAGCGTGATCGGGCGCCCGTACAGCTTGACGCCCTCTTGCACGATCAGCGCCCCAGTGAGCGAGCGATCCTGCTCCTGCTCGATGGCGTTCCAGTCCCATTCGTCTACCCACTCCATCTGCTCGCCCGCCACGTTCGGCTCGGCAGCCAGGTCGAGGTCATCCAGGGTCAGTTGCATTACAGGCTCCTCAAGCCGGCTTGTTCGAGAATGCTCAGCAGGTTGGTCTCGGCGGCATCACCGCTCACCGACACATCAACAGCAGGGCGGCCCGGAATCTCCAGGCGAATCACCTTGCTCGGCGTTTGCGCGGCCTGCTGTGCAGCCGGCTGGGTGGCCTGCTGCGCTTCCATGCGCTTTTTCTGTTCCTCTGCCTGCCTGGCCTGGGCGCTCTCGGCCTCGATCTGCCGCAGCAGGCCAAGCGCACGACTGGCGTTGGCCACCGCCTGTGCGTCACCGCCTGCCTGTGCCTCGGCCAATTGCGCCTGCAACTCGCGCTGGCGAGCGGCGAACCGGCGACGCTCAATGTCGTCTTGCCGGCCCTGCAAACCATCCAGCTCGTCCTGCAGGCTCTCCAGCGTGCTGCGTGTGGATTGCCCCATCTGCTGCATGCGTTGGTTGGCGGCCTCGATGGCCGACTCCAGCCCACTCAGGTCAGAGCCATCCAGCAGGCTCAGCGCCTGCTTCATGCTGTTGGCCCGGCGCACGAACTGCTGAGCCGTTATCGAGCCGCGCTCATAGCTCTGCATCAGGCCCTGCAGGCTGGACTTCTGCGACAGAAACGCCTGCTGCGTCTGCAGGCTGGCCTGCTGGGTTTCAGCCATCCAGCGGGCCAGGCTGCTTTGCATCGGCATCGCGAGGGCGGCGCGCACGTCACCCAGCGCCTTGGATACCGACTCCAGGCTGGTGCGCGTTGCATCCAAGCTGCTGGTGTCGATGCTCGGCGCGGCCGTGGTGAGGCCGCGCATTTGGTCGAACAGCTCCAGCGCGGCCCGGCTCAGCGCCGCCACCGGCTCGCGTGCACGGCTCATGACGCCGCTGTAGAAGTCCTCCATGGCGGACATGTCGCGCTCTGAGCTGTCCTTCAGGTCGGTGAGCCCCTTGCGCTCTTCCTCCATCCGCTGCCCGGAAATGCGCCGCAGCTCTTCATTGGTGGCGATGCCGTCTTCCAACGCCTCGTTGTACATTTCCTGCGAGCGCAGCAGCTTGTCGCCGGAGTCCTTGCCGGCGTCGCCGGTTTTCTCGATCTCGCCTTTAAGTTCGCGCTGCCGGTCGCTGGCCCGTTTCAGTTCCTGGTTGTACTCGGCGGCGGTGATCGCGCCATCGCTGTAGAGCCTGCGCAGCGCCGCGCGGATGTTGTTGATGTCCACATCCGTGCGGGCGTTGCTGATGGCATCCTGCACCGATTTCAGATCGCCCAACTTATCGTCGAGATCCGATACCAGTTCAGCAGCACCACCGGCAGCAGTGCCCAGGTCACGCAGCTTCGTATTGAGCACACCGGTCGCCTGGGCGTATTCCTCCTGGCTAAGCCGCCCAGCCTGGTAGGCCTCCAGCAGCGCACGCCGCAGCCCTTCGAGTTGCTCTCGGGTGCGGGCGGTGTCGATCAGGTTCAGGGCATTACCCATATCCGTGATCGCTGCCGTGCCAGCCACCGCTGCGGCTATGGCTTCATCACGCACCTTGTGCTGATTGGCCACCAACTGATCAGCATGCGCCTGGTCGAGCATTCGCTGCTGTTCCAGCTCAGACTTGACCGCATCGGTCGTGGACTTCGCCGCTTCCTTGGATGACTCCGCGGCATCCTTCCCGGCAGCACCGAGCGAGTCGGCAAGGTCTTTAGCGTCCTGCTTGACGCCATCGATCGATTCCTTGATGCCTGCCCTGACTGCACTGGCGGCCTCATCGATCTTCGCCTTCCACTTCGCCCCGCCAAGCGCGTCGGGCAAGGTGCCTGCCAACAGGCTGGCAGTCTCAAGCACACCTAGCTTGAAGGCTCCCCAGAACGTGCTGGCAGCATTGCCGGCTAGAGTCAGGGCATTCCAGAACTGCTTGGTGCCTGAGATAAACGAATCGAATGTTTTGAGCGACTTACCCAATCCATCGTCGAATCCATTCAGCCAACGAGTGCTGTCATCGATCAGCTTGGAGAAATCCACCTCCACCAGCCGACCGATAAACTCTTTGACGCGCTCGGCGCCCTTGCTGAACGCATCCGACAGCGACTGAGCCAGCTTATCCAGACGGCCATCACGATCCATCTGCTCGATGTAATCGGCCACGCCGGCCAGTTGCTGCTTGGCGTATTCGAGCGCCCCGCTCTTGGCGATGCGATCCAGAAAGTCCGTCCAGGTGTCCGATAGGTTGCTCACTAGGCCGGTGAGCGTGCCCATGTTGTCGGCCGCAGCACCCTGCGCACTGGCACCAATCTCTTTGACCAGCGCAGCGATTACATCGCGACCCAGCCGCCCCTTACTGGCCAGGTCGGCCAGTTGCGCGGCGTTCTTGCCGGTCACCTTCTCCAGCATCGACCACACGGGCACGCCGCGTTCGACGAGCTGCAGGATCTCCTCGGTCTGCAGCTTCTGCTTGGCGTAGGCCTGGCCAAGGGCCGAGGCGATGCCCTGCAGGCGCTCCATCCCGCCACCGAGCTGCTCGTTCTTGTCGACCACTGCCTGCAGCGTGCCGTCCATGGGATCGAGCCCGTAGGACTTCAGCAGCGCGAAGGCCTCGGTCACGTCCTGCACTTGCAGCGGCGTATCTTTGGCGAACTGCTTGATCCAGGCAGTGGCCTGCTCACCGGCAGCAACGCTGCCCATCAGCGAGGCCATGCGCTTGCCGAGCAGCTCGAAGTCATCGCCCGTGGAGAGCATCGAGCGGATGCCGTCTCTTACAACGCCAACACCGGCTGCAAGCCCCTGCAGCGCCTTATCCACGAGGTAAATTGTTACCAGCCACTTACTGAAGTTAACCGCCGCCTGGGTAACACCCGTCTTGATCGATTCAATTGCAGAGGCGTGCTCTGCAGCAGACCGAGCGGCTGCAGCCTGCTGACGCTGCGCAGCCTGGAGTTGGGCATTATTCGCGTCGAGTGCCTGCCGGGCGTTATCGACCTCAGCAGCCAGGCGCTTCTCTTCGTCTGCCAGGTTGTCGGTATCAATGCCAGCAGCACGAGCTGCTTTCTGTTGATCCGCAAGACCACCACGCAAGGTATCGAGCCCGCGCTGCAGCTTGCGCGCTTCGCGCTCGGCTTCCTTGAGCGACTGCTGCAGGCCTTCGGAGCCCGGCGCCGCCGTCAGTGCATCGCGTAGTTCTTTAACCTGCAGATCGGCCTGTACCAGGCTGCGCTCGGCTTGTTCGGCGGCACGCTGGGTTTGCTGCAAGCCACGGGCAAGACTGCGCGCATCCTTGGCCGTATCCAGGGCCTCGCCGAGCTGCTCGCTGGCATCCTTGAGGCTGCTCAGCGCCTCTTCGGACTTTTTCGCAGCGGGTGAAAGTTCGTCCTTACCGCGCAATATGAAGCTGATCAAGCGCTCTTTGATGCCAGCCATACTTTTCTCCTGGCAATAAAAAACCCGCCGAAGCGGGCTTCTTTAATTAATTAGCTACTACTTGAGCGCCGTGCCTAACAGGCCGCCCATAAACGAAACGATGCCAGCAAAAAACATCATCAGGATTAGCAATGCTGGAATTGACGCCAGCGCCCATTTGATGATGAACACTACCATCGACCAAAAGCGCATTTGGACATCAACCACTACGACCGGCTGCGCCCCATCAAGTCCATAAGCCACCGACCTAACATGCGCTGACACCACTGTCTTGGGTTTATCAGCAGCCGCAGCCACCGGCGCATTTTGAGCCTGAACAGCCGCATTCAGCTTGAGCCGCAGCGCTTTCTCGTAGAATGCACCACAGCCCGGACACCTCAGCGGCTCGCCAAAATCAGCCTGGGGCGCTTCTAAATCGCAACTAGGACACTGCATCGGGTTTCCCTCCCTTTGGATATGGCAGGGAATGTAGCCGATCCGCACCAACACCGAAACCCAGCACTACGCAACACTGCAATGCCCGCTCAACTGAACGGGCATCACGCTGTTGTCAGCCCATGCCTTACCGCAGCACAGCGCGCCTAGCCCTGCCTCAACCTACCAAGCCGCACCAACTGGCGCTTCGCAGCACCGGAAAGGCGGCTCACCGAACCGCCAGACCGCTACTTTGTAGCCCATGCCTTGTCACACCATGGCTCACCGCATCGAGCCTGAACTCACCATGCCCTAGCATGCACCGCCAGGCCATCTGGTGCTTCGCAGCACCGGAAAGGCGACTCACAGAATCGCCAGACCGCTACTTTGTAGCCCATGCCCTACCTAAGCACACCAGGCCTAGGCACACCCAGCCTAACCACTACCCTGCAACAACTTTCTATCCGTCATACCCGCCAGCGCCGCAATCTTCGCCTGGGCATCTGCATGTACCCGTCGCTGATCGTCGCTCAACTCAGCCACACGCAGGTTGCGCAGCCCGCTACCGGCCTTGCTGAACAGCTTGCGGGCGCCCCTGTTGAATTCGCCGGTCACTACATCCGTCTGTTCACCGGGTGGCACCCAGCGGTAGCCTTTGCCACGCACCGACTGCAAGCACACCTGATGCTCCTTGAGCAGCACGGTCTTGAAGGCCTCGACATTCGCCAGCCACTCGAACTGGCGCTCACGGAACTTGCTGGCGGTGAGCTGCTGGGCATCGCCCAGGTTGGGCATGCCGAAGCGCTCTTCCAACCACTCATGACTGACCATGTCGCCATACTGGAAGGTGGCCAAGAAGTCGTCGACAGCCTGCTTGTACAGCGGGTGCTTGCTGACCTTACTCATAGCGCACCTCGAACCGGCCGAAGCGCGGGCGGTACTCGCACACACCGATCAGCGCGCCGCCATCGGAGATGGCCTTCTTGGCCTCCTCAAGGTTGATCACGTCCGTGTTGACGGCCACCTGCACTTCTGCGCTCCAGTCGCGGAAAATCGGGCGGTAGCGCATGAGCTTGGCGGTGCCAACCTTCACGCCACGGCAGTCCACAAAGCGCGTATCCGACCACAGCTCCTCTGGTGTTGCAGGCCCGTCGAACTGCAAAGCGGCCTTGTCGGTCAGCACCAGGGCGCCGCGCCTCCAGTGCACGCCCATTTTCTGCAGCTTGGCACCGGCCCAGAAGGTCGCATCCAGGTTCTGCCCAGGAATGTAGAAGCCGCTGGCTTCGTCCCAGTAGGCGCCCGCCAGGAACTCGGAGCGGGCGATCGCCAGGTGATCTTCGTCCGTCTTCTTGCGCTTGCTAGTCAGCTCTTTGTGCGCGCGGGTGGCTGGGTTGAGCGGATTGGCCAGCTTGTCGCTGTGCATCATCAGCGGCGCCGTGCCGGTAATCGTGAGGTTCAACAGTTCCATGCTCATCACTCACCCCCCAACTTGGCCACGACCACCTGCATCTGATCGATCTGGCCCTGCAGCAGCCAGAGCAGATTGGTGATGGTGGAGGGGTTGTAGGTGATGCCGTCGCGATCATGGATGCTGCCCATCAGCATGGTGACCAAGGCGCCGGAGCGCAGCAGCATGCAGTTGAGCAGATCATCAAGGCAGATGGGGTCGATATCGCCGACCAGCGCAAAGGCTGCCTCGGGCGTATCCAGAAACCGCCGTTGTTCTTGCCCAGCAGCTTGGGCCGTGCTAGCTTTGTTCACGTGAATCACCTCCAAATGGTTTACACCCGAAGCCCTGGCCTGCACGCCGGGGTTTCTTCTTTTCAGGCCTTCGCCTGCTCTTGCTTCTGGCGCCATGCCAGGCCCTCCTCAATAAGAATCCCAAGCTCCGTGTTCAGGCTTCGACGGCTTTTGTCGGCCTCAGCTTGCGCTGCCTCCCTCACCGTCTCCGAAATACGCAGGGGATAGGATGGCGTTCTTGATGTAACCTTCATGCTTCCTCCTGTGAATCCACCGAGAACCAACCCGATGTGGATTACAAAGTAGTACACATCATTTTTACCGTCAATGGATTTCTTTTGAATGTCTGATCGTCACGTGCACCCACCGTATTCGCTTCGCCTAGACCCAGCCGTGCGCGCGAAACTGGAAGCAGCGGCCAAGCGGAACAAGAGATCGTTGAGCATGGAGATAACGTCCCGGCTGGATACCACCATTGCCCTCGACGACTTCATGGCCGAGAGGGAGGCCGGCACCCATGCCGAGGTATACGACATGCTCCAGTCCGTATGGGCCGACAACGACCGCCTAGCCGAGAATGGCGAACAGACGTTCGGCACCGCCTACGCGATCATCGACAAGCTGCTTGATGAGAAGCTGGATGACCTACTCAGCAAGCTCTCACTCGAAAAACGCGGCGACACCCCATCCCCCACCGCCAAGCGCCCATCGCGCAAGCAGTCCAGGCCACTGGGCATGGATCAGGCCGAGTGGGAGGCCAAGCGGCGGAAAAAGCTGACCGTGCTGGACACGGGCGTGAGGCTTGATACCGACATGGAAATCCCCACCTCAGTAAAACCCGAGCGCCGCATCCGCCGCCGCGAAGAAGACAAGTAGCCACCCGCTAAGGAGCAGCCCGTAGTGCGCCAGAAACCCTGGAAGGAAGAATACTTACGCGTACTGCAGCACGGCCCGGCAAGCCAAGATGACTATCCCATTGCAGCCGAGCTGATAAGCAAAGGCCTCGCGAACGGTAACGTCCTACCCAACCATCGCGCGCCGGGCACCATTGCCAATCTGAGATGGGGCGGCATCACCCTTGAGGGGCGCGCCTACGCCGAAAAACTGCAGGGCCAAATCAAGCGCGGCAGTATGCTCGGCAAACTCCTGCTCGGGGTCAGCTCACTCGCCGGAGCTACAGCTCTTTGGTTCTGGCAGGAGATACTGAACTGGCTGAAGCGTTTACTGCTTGGCGCTTAGCCTCATCTTCCTGCTCGCACCGTTCCACAAAGGGCCGGATAGCGTCAATAAATCGAAGCATATCGCCTGGGGGCATCTGCTCGACATACGTCACATAGGCGTTGAAACCCCCATCGAACAGGCGGGAGTGAAACTTCTCCCGCACATCAAGACGAGCCGTATCGATGCCGTCGCGACGACCTAGCCAGTAGCCGAGGCCTAGAAAGCATGCGGCTCCAATGGCAAGCGCCAGAATCGCAAACAGGTTATTCATCGCCTACTCCCGTGAAACAGCCATCCCTGGCCAGCAACGTTACGCCGCCTTATCCACCAGGTTCATCTCGCAGAACTTGGACAGGTCAGTGGCGGTGACCAGCGGATCGGCCAGCAGCTCGGCCGGGCCTTCCAGGCGCAGGTATTCCTGGCCCAGCACCGGCAGCTCGCTGAGCAGGCCGAACTTGGCGCGGCGCACCACCAGGCTGTAGGGCTCGCCGCTTTGTGCGTCGTTGAGGCCGGCGATGAGCAGCTCCAGCTCGACCTGGCTGCCGTTGAGCATCTGCACGGCGCTGGCTTGGCGCTTGGTGTAGGTGAGCTTTACACCGGTATCGTCGATGTTGCTGTTGGCGGTAACGATGATGCCGTGCGGGGTCAGCAGGTAATCG